GTCTCACGAGCAATTTTGAATGTGCTAGGGAGAGCGTTATTATTTGGGTCAGCAGGACCTGTATACTCACGAAGAGATACAAGTACTTTGTCCTTAACGATAGACCTACTGTTTGCTGTACCGATGGTTTGATCCTGAGTACGCTCACGTTGTGTCTTCGTGCCAGGGTTACCGAAGAAACGGTAACGATCTAGCTGAACAGTTTGACCCGGTTGCTTAGTAAAGTCGTGTACGACGACTGGCTCTGCAGCCATTTCCACTATATAAGCTGGATGGGGACGGTATAGTTCCGCACCCAACAGCTTCGGGAAATCATTGTCAATAAACATTGGGGTTTTTCAGCGTTATGTAGTTTGCTGATATCTGAGAACAAAATCCTCGAGAAGAGGACGTAAATTCTCTATATCTGGAATAATTCCATTGAGATAATTATAATATGAGTTTATCAACCGCCTTATATAAGTTTTACGTCTACTAAACCATGTTGTACTGTGAATAACCAGTTGTAGGTACAACTGTTTGTCCATCAGGTTTTGGATTTGGATTAATATTTGTAGGCTGTAAATCTGACTGAGAAGCCTCTTGTTCTGCAGCAAGAGCCATCATTATATTCTTATAGTCTTCCGACTTCTGGATTGCCTCTGCGGCCTTAGCTTTGCTCATTTTTTCTTAAGAGGTGGATAGCCCATTGGGAGCTGTTGAAATGCAGCTGGCGGCATCATCTGTGCCAACGTCATTTGGTATTGTGCAAGAAACATCTTCTGATTGCTAATACTAGCATCGAGGTTCTGGTTAGATAACAAACCATTCATAGGTAAAGGTGAACCTGGAAGATTTAATTTTAAATATGAAGCATCTAAATTCTGAGGCATTGGAGCATCTTCAACTAGCTGTTGTTCTTTTACTGCCCAATTATTATCCATAGTTCCAGTCATCAACTGACGCTGCGTATCTCCTGCACCGAAGGTAACTAACCCAGGCGCACCAATTGCTCCTCCAGCTGTGCCTAACCCCGCAAGGAATGCATCTGCTTTATCTTGTGCGCTAGCTTTCTTTTTTGCCATTGTAAAAATGAATAGGGGGTAGACATCTACCCCTCATTTAGTTATTCGATCACTCCATTACCAGAAGCTTCTGGCGGAAGATCTCAGGACTCTGTTGAGCTGCATTTAAATAACGCCATGCATTCTGTGGGTCTCTATCAGCTGCACTTCCGAAGTTATTCCAGAAATCAGTTGGGTTCCCTTGCTGTTGAGGCTGTGGAGGTACAGGCATCTCAGGGCGTGTTGGAGCTGCTGCTGGAGCTTGTCCAGTAACGTTAGGCTGACCAGTAACCTGAGGAGCATTAGCGAACTGTTGACCTACTGCCTGACCATGAGGAGCTGCATACTGCTGGGTGGGAACAGGATAAGGACCATTTTCACCGAAGAACTCACAAGTGTAATCAGCAAGAATATCAGGATCAGTAAGGATTCTTTCGTAAACCCTATGCTCTTGAGAGAGCTCTTGAAGTAGACCTGCTGCTTCATTTAACTGACCATGAGTAGATGATACTGCGTCTTCTAGTTGACATGAATAGTCATTAAGGATACCTGCAGTGTCAGGACCAAAATGATCAATTACTTGAATACTTTCAGGACTAACGCCGTTGTTTAGGAGCTGGTCTGCGGTTATCTCCAGGTTGTCCGCTGAAGTTTGGGAATAATTGGCCGAGTATCCCTGGTTGCTGCTGATCCCAGGCATAGAGGTCGGAGCTACCTGACTGGCGAACTGGGTCGTTTGTTGGGAAGCGTAACTGGCCGGGTCTATTACTTGCGTCTGAGGAGACTGTTGACCCTGGAACGGGAATTGGACTGGTGAACTCAGGGCGCCCACTACTCTGTTGAACGCCTCCTTGTATGGGTTCTCCTGCTGTTGGGGAGCCTGGGATACCTGGGAGCTGTACGCTGTAGGGACTGAATTCTGGTAAGGAATTGCCGTCTGGCCCGGCGCTTGTGCCACGGGTGCCGCCATCGGCTGGGAGGTCCCCACCCATTGGGGAGATGTTCCCACTACCGGAGCCTGGGCTGCTGACTGGGCTGCTGGAGCCACGTAGCTGGTCGGCTGGGTCTGGGATACTTGGGGTGCCGATTGGGTCGGCGCTACGGTAGCGTCCTGCATAAGTAACTTCCTTCTGTAATGATTCGAGTGTTCGGTATAGGAATGGAGTGAGGTCCAATCTTGGATCCGCAGCCATCGGTAAATTCGGTTGCTGTGGATGTGGTGTTCTCATTTCTTGATTGACTAAGTCAATAAGTTGAGAATATGACCGCTGTAATTCTCCTACCATTCTAAACGGATAACCAGAAAGCATACCTGCAATCTCGTCGTCGGTTTTGGAAGGAAATAAATACTTCAGTGCTTCTATACTATCAACACCCAATTCTTGTAGGTTCCTAGTGAAGATAGATTGGTTCAATTTATCTTGAGCAGTATCCTCATAAACGGGCCCCATCCAACGCCAACTAACTGTCCTATCACCATCTGGAGCTAATCCAACAACACCATCTGGAATCTCTTTAGTCTCAACAGCAGCATCAATAGCCTTCTGCAATTTGTTTTCATATCTCTCTTTTTGTTTTATATACTTCTCATATAAAATTTCGTCATCAGGATCCTCTGGAGGAATCGGATATTTAATTCCTGATTGATAAGCAAGAGACTTACGGAAGATTTGTTCTTCCTGAAAAATCATTAGCTCAAAACACTTACAAACACCATAGGTATATAACTGGAGACACTTCTTCTTGGCAGTTGCACTGACACGACCATAAGCTGATTTAATCTCAGTAGCAGTTACATTAGTAATACTTAAGTCGTCAATACCACCTAAAGCAAGACGTATCTCACTTCTTAACTGTTCTGCATAGCGAGCCTGATCAGTTCCTACAGCATTAGGAGTAATAAAACCAACACGGTCTGTTGGCTCCAAGTTGGCGATAACTCTAGGCACACGGTAACCACTACCTGGTTTCCCTATGTACCCTGGTTGTTGTCTAGTTGTAGGATCTTGTTTAAAAGTAGAACTGGAAAGATCAAAGTTTGATTGAAAACCAGATTGACTTGAAATGCTAGGTCTTTGAGCTGCATCATCCGAATTTTGTTCAATAATATCTTGCTTCGGACGTGAAGATAAGAGAGTCGGATTACCAAAGAATGATAAGTTTGCACGAATATTCTTTACCATCTCATCATGAGCAATTATCTGACTAGATAACCACTCAAACTCGCCAGCACCATCAGTTCCAAAAGCGTCTGGATTATTAAAGACCTCAACACATGGAATAAACTCCATGCTGTTCTCATGAACCTTCTTATCAAAGGTGGAATAATCTAAATTTTCATTATCAAAAGTTATCTCCTGCTCACTATGAAACTCTTCTATCTCTTCTGGAGTAATCCGTAAACGCATATAACGCTTATCTGTATTTAACCCAACACCCTTAAACCCCTTAGAAGACTTAACTTTATAGGGATATATGATAACAACCTCTTCTAAATCACCTTCTGGTGTGTAATAAGTTCTATATGAATCTTTATCAAACCAGTAGAGACGATAAGTTTTCTGAGTAGGTCTTATATAAAAAAGTCCTTTTCCATAAGCTAAAAATCTATCCCATATTGAATCAAGCCTTGCATCTAGTTTGTTGAACTTTATAACCTGTTGAACGAAATCAAATCTCTGTGTTCCAAAATTGTCTTGCTCGGGATAGAACTCAACACCTTGTCTTATCCCAAACATTTTCATTTGAGAAAGATGAGCATTAACCAACATCGTGTCGGCCTCTCCTCCACCATCTCGATTTACTACCGACTTAATAATGGCGTCGAGACCAGATTTAACAGCAGTATCACTCATGAGTTTTTAACGAATTGTCTATTGGTCAATGTTATAACCAGCATGCAACCTTTTTAGAGTGATCACATCATCATCAACTTCGACATCAAATCGTTCACTTGGCTGAAGCGCCATATCGTGACAAAGTTCGTCGGGGAGAGGAATGACTACAGAACCATATGCGTCCTGTTCGATTTCTAAGTTGTAATAGCTGTTTGACATTGGAAGTTGTTCTTTCCAGTTTAAATCGTCAATACTCTAACTCTAGTTTTCCTTTAGACATCAATCCATTGCATAGCCATACCAATGCGTCAACACAGTCATCATGAGAACTAACTCCAAAATTTACAATTTCATCTGTCAAATGAGTGAACTTTCGATACTTATTAAAAGTAATTCGACGTTGTTCAAAGAGACCCATAATTCCCCTAAAGCGAGCAACTTTGTCCCCGCGAAATCCTTTGACTGCATGCCAAATCATATTATATAAACCATGCTCTCCCTGACATATTCGTTTAAAGTCAGCCTCTAAAGAAGCCTGATAGGCAACAGCTTCTGACCAAATATGAACTGAACTACCAGTAGCAAAATAATTCTTTCCTTCTCCATGAATAACTCCCCATTCTTCCATCATTTCCATAAGACTTTCTAACTTCTCCAAGTTCCCCATTATCCTCAATCTTTTACAATCAATGATATGAATCTTATTTCCAATACGTCCTCCCATAACGAAAACAGTAAAATCATTCTGTTCTCTCACACCAGCTGATAAATCAACTCCTACTCCCATTGCATCAAATTGAGTAGCAATAGAACCCTTAACAATTAAATCAGGTGAAAGAGATAATTCACTAGTTTGAACAATCTGATTCTGATACTGAAAACTAAAAGCAACCGGCGCTTGTCTCCTGCGGTCACGAAGGTAATCCAAGGACCACATATCCGGCCAATAAGAGATCTCGTCTCCGTTCGAATCCACTGTAATAGCAGACTGAATAATCTGCACCCAATCATTCGCAGGAGTGAAAGTGCTGTTATGAATATCGTCGTGGCGGAAACGAGTTCCGAGACAAACCGCTCTACCGCCTTCAAACATCGTTGGAACAATGACAGCATTCCAGTTATCCTCCATAGCCTGACGAATGTCCCTATTCTTTATATCATCTGCACTTTTAATCGCGTCATCAATAATACATAGATGTGAACGTTTCGAAGTAACTGCACCTTTCAAACCTGCACAACAAACACTAAATTCTTCCTCACCAGTTGATCGAATACCTGCAAATTTCCAATCAATACTCCAATACTCATTTGAGTTAATCCCTTTAGCAATCTTTACTGTGGGGAAAATCTCTTTGTATATCTTATTCTCTTCAATAATTCTTTTAATTGCAGCACTCTTCGGTCTCGCCACATCTACGGTGTATGAAATATAGAGAATCTTTAGTGGCATTCTCCTTAAAGCATGTACACCAATAGACCATGCCGTGAATAAACCAAGAACAGTAGATTTAGCTGATCCCCTTGGAGCAAGAATATCTATGTTTGGTCCGGCAATATTAATTAAGCAACCACTACTTTCCCCTGTGCATAGATATTCATGCCACTGTTTATGATGCTCAGCTGGTGGTTTATTACCAACTACATCACAAAAATATGCGAAGTCTTCACGAGCACGATCAACATCAACAGATGAAGTTTTCTTAACTATCTGCTGTTTAGCAGCTGCTCTTGCAGTACGTCTGTAGACGCTATAGATGCTTGTACCTGCCATTGGCGTAGCATAGCGTAATAAGTTTTAAGATTCTTCTTGTAAGATCTTTGTCCAAACACCCATTGAGGCTTCTGATAAAGGTCCTTCAACAGGATCGTCTCTAAAAATAGATAACATTTCACGTAATGCTCTATCCGCACCAGCAAGAATTAAACCTTGTTTGTCAAGTAATACCTTCTCATCACTTAACTGTTTAATTGTACCTCTCAATTCTTTTTGAAGCATGGCAATCCTGGCGGTACCCATATCTTGTTTAACCATACCCATCTGAATTCCATCTCTCAAATTAGCAATATCTTGCTGCATTGAGTCAATCTCAACTTCTAATACTGCATTGAAGTTACGCCTTTTGAATTTTCTCTGAGCCCATTTATCGCAACTCACAATGCTTCCTGTAAACCCTAAAAATCGGGCATACAGATACATTTGAATTGGGCTTCGAGTTCTTTTACAAAAGGCTAAAAAGGCTTCCCGATCTTTCGAGGTAAGGCCCTTAAGCCATTCGATCATACTCTAGTTGCAGAACGTGCTTGACTATAATCCCTATCCTCTTTATATCTACGGAATGATTCTCTTTGCAAGTCTGTACGACGAGTCTCACCTCCACGGGTTCTTTCTAATGCTCTGGCTTGACCTCCTTCAGTTCGTCTAGTTTTCCTTGTCTCTGATCCACCAATCCTTAAACCTTGGGCTTGAGTAGCTCGTGTTTCCTGTCCTTCAGTTCGTCTAGTTGCTCGTGTCTCGGATCCACCAGTTCTAAGTAAACCTCTCTCACCCGCATAACGCTCAGCTTGAGTCTGTCTAGTTTCTCTACCACCAGCTCCAACAAGAGATCTTTCTCCAACATACTTCTCTGCTTGAGTTTGACGCTGTTGCTTACCTCCTTCCCCTACAAGACCCCTTTCTCCGGCATATCTTTCAGCCTGTGTCTGTCGAGCCTGAGCACCACCTTCCTTCTGAAGACCTCTCTCCCCTGCATATCTCTCAGCCTGAGTCTCCCTTGCTTGTTCGCCAGTTGCTCCAACAAGACCTCTCTCCCCTGCATATTTTTCAGCTTGAGTCTGTCTTCCTTCAGCAGCAACAGTACTTGCTAATCCTCTTTCTCCTACATATCTTTCAGCTTGAGTTTGCCTTTGCTGTGCTCCTCCTGTTTCCACAAGACCCCTTTCTCCGGAGTATCTCTCAGCCTGTGTCTCCCTTGCTTGTTCGCCAGTTGCTGCAGTTAACTTACGTGCTTCAGCACCTCTAGTTGCTTCTAACCCTCTTTCTCCAACATAACGTTCTGCTTGAGTTTCTCGCTGTTGTCTTCCACTTTCTTGAAGACCTTCCGCTTGAGTAAGTCGTTCCTGTTGACCTTTTGTTGTTTCAGTTAAACGAGTCTGTGCACCAACAGTCTGAGCAGTTTCTCGTGTTTCAGCTCCTTCAGTTTCTAACGCCTTTCGCCGTTCTAAACCAATGACTCCTTCTTTTAGTCGATCCTGTTGACCGATTGTTCCATATTCTGCACGTCTAAGATCAGACTGCGTTTGCGCCATGCCTTTTTCTTCAGTCGTGAAATATGTCTTTAACTTCTTGTCTTCATCAGCGGCCAACTTCATGTTGATCCTGGTTTGAGATGCAGCGGCTTCGTCCAGTACTAACTGGTTAGTCGTTTCTTGATCAACGGTATAGGAAACACCGCCAATCGTATAGTTTTTATCCGCTTTTTTATTAGCGGCTTCTTGAGCTTTAACGCCACCTGGATCGTCAGCCATTTCTAATTTTATTAATTAACAGTACTTAGATTCTACCAACGGTTAAGTTATAAACTTAATGTGATATTAACCCATTCTTTGTACACCCCAGTTGCCAACATGACCGGAAGAGTGAGACGCATTTGCTCTAGGCTCATATGCTACGTTTGTCAGTGCCGTTCCTTTCTTCATAGATTCCAAACCTAAACGAGTTAGATATTTACCCTGCAGGGCAAGATTCCTCCTCTTTTGCTCTTCCTCCATCCTTTCAGACACACCTTTATCTGTTCTTTGCATTGCTTGACTAGTTAAAACACTCTGAGCATCAGATGCTTGACGAGATTTTAGAGCCATATTATATGCATCATTTAGGTATTGATTATTCATAAACCTACCTGCAAAATGATTTAATGCTCCTATTCCACCTGCTTGGGCTAGGTGACCATACATACCCTGATTAGTAGGTACTGGCCCTCCTGTCGTCATAACATTTGGCTCCTGAGTCATCTGTGGAGCAGGCATCTGTGGAGCAGGCATTGTCTGTGGAACATTTCCTAATTCGCCCTGTCCTCCATATCCTGATCCTCCTCTTAGTCCTGGTAAATGTTCTCCACCAAATAAATTACCTCTTCTATCTATATCCCCTACTCCAAAAGTTAAAAAGTCTGCAATTCCAGCAAGATTACGCATTAGTCCTTCTGGAGCATCTTTACCAACAATCTTCTTGCTTTTACCCCACTTCTCTAGAGCCTGATCATCTTCTAGCCCATAAGGATTAGTTTTATATTCAGGATTAGGCACCATCCGTGGCGGTTGGGCATACATAGGAAATGTTCCTAAGTTGACATTACGATCGGTATAACCATTACCAAAAGTAGTCCCTGAACCTAGGTTGATTACTGGCTGTTGGTTAAAATATTGACCCATAATTAACTCCTATTTAGAAGTACTGATAACGACTGTTCAGTAACTGTCCCATATCAGCACCAGCTTGTTCTGCAATATTTACATTACCAGCGTGAGTACCTTCCATCATTGTTCTAGCCATCTTGATGTTTTCGCCTAACTGTAAAGCAGCTAGTTCACGTTCGAAGTCAGCTTTCTTAACCATTTCTGATTGTGGGAATCTAGATTCAAACCAACGGTTAGCATTAGAAATGTTCTGTTGAGTATCTAATCCACTACCTACTCTCATACCTTGTTTCCATCCCTTAGGATCAATTTCCTGCCAAATGGAACCATCTGGTCCTTGAACCATTCGACCATGCGTGCCGCCGAGGTTAGGTACTGGACCATTACCGCCGCCACCGTAGCCACCACCAGATCCACTACCAGGTCCGCCAATATATCCACCTGAAACGTTTGGCTGATGCTGCTGCATTATTACACCGGTATTAGCTACATTACCAGCTCCACCTTGAACTGTATTAGCTACTTGATTACCAACAGTACCTTGGGCCTGATTTCCCGCCATAAGAATACCTGCGGCTGGAACTGCAACATTAGCAATAGGACCAGCTGTTGCTAAAGGTACTCCCAGTCGAGTTAATCCACCTGTTGCCCAGCTTTGTCCAGCAGGACCCGCTGCAGCACCTAAAGTTCCACCCACTAAGCCTCCTCTTATTCTTCCACCTATCGTCCCTTCATTATTAGTTGCAGCACCTAGAGTTCCACCTATAGCTGATCTAGTCCAAGGGTTTTGTAAAGCTTGAGATGCTTTTCCTAAAAAAGGAGTAGCTGCAGTACCTGCTGACTTTGCATTAGCTAACAAGGCAAGTACTTTAGGATTCCCCGCAAGCCTTCCAAGAAGATTTCCAATACCACCCATTTGCTTCTACATAATATTTATATCTAATTATTTTAAGCGCTCTACTTCTTTGGCTTTAAATATAAACTAACTGTCCAACATTTGAGCACCCATACCAGCAGCCATTCCCCAAGGTCCTAAAACTCCTACACCAGCTAATCCAGTTGCTATACCTCCTAATGTCCCTAAAAGCCCTCTACTCTTCTGCTTTTGTGGGTGATTTATTATCCCAGCGATCGGAGCATGGTGATACTGGAAGATACCTTTTCCTTTACCTAAGTCTTGATATGAACCACCAGAAATTGGGCCTCCTTTAAAACCTTGTCCAAAACCACCACCATAGCCACTCTGTTCTTCTTTATTCTTCCAAGAATTTGCTTTCTCAAGTGCACTGAATATATTTCCCCACTGAGAGCCCCCGCTGGTTGGCTGTTCTCCAATATTTAGTGGATTATCATGGTTCCATCCAAAATTAAAAGAGCTTGGACTTCCCTCAACAGTACCACTTGACATCGAGTTAAATCCAAACGTTGGTTCATAATCACTCGGTTTTATCCATGGATTTGCCATCTTAAATATCCTTTTTATTAATTATAATCTTCATTAGCTGAAGTAAGTACGTGTATTTCCAAAGGGATTACCTAATGGGTCTCCACCAGAAGAAACATTTGGCATAGAAGGATCATATTGCTGCTGTTTACCAGGAGTTCTATTCTGATCTCTCATCATTTGAAGTTCTATGTTATGTGCATGCTTTTGCTCTTCTAACTCATATTTAGCACTTGCAGATGCCATAGCTGATTCAACACTCTGGTTATAGTATGGGTTTGTATTTGTCCCACCACTAGGCTGTACTGGTACTGAATAAGAAGACTTCGGCTTCCCATCTGATAACAACCACCCAGCGCCTAAAGCAGCACCAGCGGTGCCCATGACAGCTGTAGTAGGCGCAGCATAATAGGCAACCTGTGCGGCCAACTCAGGATTATCATAAAAACCTTTATCCCATCCTGTTCCAGGAGGTGCTTCTTTAGTTTTACGTCCACGCCATGTACCTGTATCG